CCAAATTATAGACTGTATGGTGACAGCCACTTACCATACTCATCTTTGAGTATGCTCTCCAGAACGAGGCTACGATCGGGAACAATCACTCCTATTCCTATCTCCTTATACGCTAATGCAACCTCCGCCATAACTATGTCGTAGTTGGGATGCTGGGACATCTCTAGCACCAACTCACCCCATCTAACTTTAGCACTAGCAATTGGGTCTAAATCCTGATTTTCAAAGTGAAGCATCCTCGTAATAGACTCAAATCTCAGCGGACAACACACCAATTGCCTTCCAAAACCCTCATACCTAACTCCAAAACCACGCCCTAGGAACGTTACTGATGACAGGGGGGTGAAATCTTGGAGCTCACCCGTTTTATTAGCTGAATCTGTATAAACATGCCCACATAATCTCCAAACTATATCACGAAACTTCAACTGAGTAAATGTAGCATCATCGTGAGCCGCCACAAGATCGTCTCCATATGTGCGCAATACGTCACATTCCCAACCACGGCCGACCTCTTGGCAAACCGTTATGTATAGTAGTACATTAATAAAACAGTTTAGCAACGTAGTAAACGGATTTCCTGAGGGATTAGACCCAAACAACCGTAACAAGTCACCATTTGCTAAAACAAATGAGTGAGCAAGATCAACTACAATTGTATAAACAATAGCTGCGTCCCTAGAGCAATAACCTATAAGCATCGCTAACCTATAGCAAAACTCGCCAACAGCATGGCAATAGGAAGCCTGCTCTCGTTTATCAAATCCACTATAGTCCCCAGCAAAATGATACTTTTTCGTTGATATGAGATCATGGAAAACCCCCCACTGCTCGCTCCATGGATTAACTCCTATCATAGTCCGGAACACTTCCGGGTTTAACATCACCAGTGATATGATAGGCACCAAATACTGACGAGCCACTATCGTATATTCCATGCAGCTAGCCATGAACAACCTCGGAAATTTCCCTGGCTTCCTCGGTTCATCCTTAAGTGACGCCTTCCATATAGGACTAGTCCACACACCGGAAGCCAGAGCATCATGGTATCTTTGAACACACGACTCCATTACCGGATTAAGCACGGCATGTGGTTTATCACCAAGGACGTACTCCTTCTTCAGTCCGGGATGACCATACCCTGCAGAGGCACTCAAGCGCAGGGATTCTGCTCCAGGGACGCCAGGAACCCCGTTCACAGATTCGAACACCGATAATGGCTTAGTAAGAACAACTCGCAATGGGATTGAATTAACCTCCTTATAATACGACTCCATTGCTCTCCAGGCTCGATACTGACTACCGAGCTGAATCTCTAGCGTTGGTAGTAAATTATGGTATATCGCATCAAGGGGCATATCAGTATCATACGTATTCATACGGAAGTTAGGAAAATCATGAACTGTTTGTAAATCGCCCTTAAGGTACGGCGACATAAGAGTCTTCCGTAATCGAGAAGTAAACTTGGGCTTGTGTCCAAAACTACCATAAACTTCAAACATGTCAGACGAATCTAACTGATAAACATGGCTTCGTGAATGTAACTCTCCAACAGCAATACTCTGGGGGACGACCTCGAACAAGGATGCGATGGCCGGAGGTACAGGCGACTCAGCCGTCCCATTACTTACCTGCTGAGCGACACCAAATTTACCAGTAGTGCCTGCTACATGTACACCAGCAACAACACCATGTCCACCAATATTTGCTAGGTACACCCCCCCACAATAATTCGGCCCCTCACAATCAGTTTTAAAGGCATTATCAACCCTATAAGACCTACCAGTTGTTGGATGCGTATATTCCTGACTATACGCATCACTCAAACATTTAGCGGGTAGCGCTTCAACCACAAAACCCCCATTAACATATCGCGCAACCACAAAGACCATCTCTTGTTTGAGTGGAACAACAGTTCTGTTAGGGAACCATTTCCCCAAAGGAGTCATAAGTAGCGGGACCCTCACATCCACTAGATCACCCCCTATAAATGTAATGCTCTCAGCACCAAGTTCAAATGATTGTACTCCCTTTGAACCCAAAGCGCGCCCATTAAGTATCTCGATAGTATAGGGTGGTTTAGTAAACAAATGACTAACAGTCCTCAACACGTTAGGCTCCACCGGGAACGCACACGCAACGTCCTCCAGGTCACTACTTTTTACTGAAATCACACGCATCCCACGCCTAAATTGGCCCATAACATCATCATATCTACTTGTTAAACTTACTCGCGGCAAGGTAGATATTTTAACATCTGTGTTCCTTTTTGGATAGGGCAAAGATACAGCTCCACCCTGGGCTTTCACTCTACCAACCCAAGATTTATATGCCGCATTTAGCGCTATCAGAACTGGTAAAGCATACGCCGCCATTTTGAGGTACTTCCTGTACACCAAGATCCCTTTAAAGCCATCCTTCAGTCGCCAACCTAATCTACGAAGTGCCATGTAATCACGGTATACAGGTGTTAACGCTACAACACCACCTATTGCAATACCAACACAAAAATATCGCAAACCTGACTGCGCGACCACATCTAGTGCGCAAGTGTGTCCCACTGTATAAGTCTTCCCACAACTAATACACGTGGCGTCTGGATTCATAAGTCTCTTAAGTAACTCAAACTGCTGAGACATATGCTCCTTCATAAGTAAATGAATATACCGCAGAAACTCGCTTTTACGATTAAAGGTCTTAACGCACACCAGTTTGCACCGCAGGCCCCACATCTCTGTATTATTCACTTCTATCGGGATCACTTTGTTTATCCGATACTCATGGATATCATCCTCACCACCTTTAACCAGTGTAACATCTAGATTAACCCCAGATTGCACTCTGTAGCGAGTATTAACAGAGACATCAATGATGATATACCTACGCAAAATGGCAACGGCCCCATCAGCTGTAGTACTCCCCAGCACGTTTAAACATTTATCATTAGTAACAATAATATCTGAAATATGAGAAAAACTAGTTCCTTTATCACCGAGATTGGCCATAGCTGGCTTCCAAATGGTATTATTAACGCGATGCACTCTATGCGTAACTGTGATAGACTCAGCAGTTAACTTATCGGGATTAATGATCTGACCATCATCATCAATAATAGTATGGTGGTGGGGTTGCATGCCTTCATACGTGAACTTACCAGAAGTCAACGTATAATAGTACTGCGGTCCAACCTCAACACCCGCCCCTTGCGCCATTGCACGCGCAACATCTTGAACCAAAACGGACTTACCAACACCAGGAGGACCAACCAATGCTATGCCCAAGGGCGCCATTCGTGGTAGCGAATCTCGGGCAACTAGTAACTTTCCACGGACTTCCTGCAGCCTTAAAACTACATGCGAAATCAAACTAGATGACGGCTGTTTAGAATCAATTTTCTTACTCAAAGATGATATAAGCTCATTAACCTCAGCAGAATAGGACATTACTTCCCTTAACGATACCAATTTAAGGCGCTGGTCATGTTGGCCCACAACGTCATCAAATTCACCAACAATCTCATGGGCACGAACTATCAATAAGCTCAACTCGTCTTTAAATGCATCTTTAAACCTACCTTGCATAAAAGCTTCGATACGCTTAGGGGAAGTAACTAGTTCTAATATAGGGGAAATTGAGCCCAAAATGGCACCAATAGGGTCAGTATCTGGATCACATCGTAAACCAGTGCATGACGCAAGCACCAATTGTTCTATTCGCTTCGCATTACCTAACCACCCAACGCTAAACATAGCTAGTGCGCCATAGATACTATTAATAATGCTCCGCCCGAGTGGAAGGCTAACTAATTGCCCTATTGTACGGACGGATGACAAGTCAAATCCAGCCTGTGGTTGCACACAATCATAAACCTTTCTAACAACAGACGCAAATCCAACGCCTGTCATAAGGACACTTACCATATACGCCCTGCGGCAGAAGTCAACCCAGTCACTAGACCCCGCTAGCACATGAGCTGCAACTGCTAGCCGCTCTAACATACTTGGGCTTAACCAGGTCATAGATGGAGTAGTCGCCCACTCAGCTAATAACTTAGCCGTAAAATCAGTTGACCCCAACGCCCCTACAGAAAATGCAGCTAGGTTATGGGCAACTGAAGTAGTCTTATTTACCCCAATCGCACCAATTTCCCTGCGAAGGATACCCACAGGGTGACCTCCTGTAGTTGACGATTCAATCTTAGCCT